TCCTTTATGTTGAATACATATTATTTATGACATCCAAACGAGAAAAAACGTATTATAAAGGACGATTTACACCACAAAACCCTAAAAAATACAATGGTAATTCCGGTAATATCATTTATCGTTCATCATGGGAACTGCGTATGATGAAATATCTTGATGAGAATGAAGCCGTTGTGTGGTGGGCATCAGAAGAATTACCAATACGTTATCGTTCACCAGTTGACCAGAGAGTTCACCGTTATTTTCCAGACTTTATAGTAAAGACAAAACAAAAAACTTTTATATTAGAAGTTAAACCTGATAGACAAACTAAACCACCAAAACAAAAAAGAAAAACAAAAAAGTTTTTAGAAGAAGCCGCCACATATGCTGTAAATCAAGAAAAATGGCGAGCAGCTGATATATTTTGTCAAGAACGTGGTTGGGAATTCAAACTTGTAACAGAAAAACATTTAGGATTGGCATAAATACTTAGACTTAACAAGGAGACATAATGTCATTTTCACCTAATTTGTTTTTATCAAATATGCAAGGAAAAGATGGTCCAGCAAGGCCATCCAGGTTTGAGGTTATATTACCGATACCACCATATATTAATCAATCGGTTGGTAATTCTGTGATAGAAAAAATACTCAATTTTCCAAACTCTGTATTTGGTGACATCTCTGATGTTGTAAATAAAGCATTAGGTAGATCTACTGGAGGAACTTCAGCTCTTTCAAGATACTTAGCGTTGCAATGTGAATCTGCTGAGTTACCAGGAAAAACATTTCAAACGGCTGATGTTAAGATATATGGTCCAATCTTTAAAGTACCTTATCAAAGATCATATGCTGATATAAACTTAACATTCATTTGCAGTAATCAGTTTTATGAAAGAAAATTATTTGAAAGGTGGACAGAATCTATTATGCCACCAGACACAAACAATATGAGATTCCCAAAAGGTCAATTATCAAGTTATTACACTCAACTTAAAATTATACAATATGATGATTTTATAAAACAGATTTATGTTGTAAATTTAGAGGACGCTTACCCAGTTGGTGTTGCACCTCAACCGTTAAGTTGGTCTGATGATGGTTTTCATAGACTATCAGTTTCTTTTGCATATCAAAAGTACAGTACCGTTTATGAAGGTGGTTATGACATAGGTCAAGCTGCAGCCTCTTTACTTGGAAGTAAAGGTGCGAATTTAGTAAGAAATCTTTTTTAATTAATAGGTGAAAAAATTATGATAAAATTACCAAGACTAGATGTACCAACGTATGAGTTGAAACTTATATCATCCGGTAAATCAGTTCGTTATAGACCTTTTTTGGTCAAAGAACAAAAACTTTTTTTGATGTCAGCAGAATCAGATGACACAAAAGAATTAGTAACAACAATCAGAAATGTTTTAAAAAACTGTTTGTTAGATGAAGTAGACGTAGATAATTTACCATCTTTCGATTTAGAATATCTATTCATGAACCTAAGAGCTAGATCGGTTGATGAAGTAGTAAATTTAAAATATAAATGTAATGCGAATGTAGATGGTGAAGAAGAAGAAAAGAAATGTAATCATGTTGTTGATTTTGATGTTAATATATTAGAAATTGAACCAACAATACATGATAATCATGTTGATAAAATACAAATAACAGAAAAAGTTGGTGTTTGTTTAAAGTATCCAACTTTTGAAATGTTTGAGAAGTATGATAAAATGAATGAAAATGAAGCTATGTTAAAAGTTTTAATTGATTGTATTGATTACATTTATGATGAAGAACAAATGTATTACGCAAAAGATACTCCTAAAAAAGAGTTAGAAGAATTTGTAGATTCATTACAACAAAAAGATTTAGAAAAGTTTAAGGACTTCTTTAGTACCATGCCTGAAGTAAAAAAAGATTTGGATTTTAATTGTCCTAAATGTGGACACAATGAACAAATTACTGTAAAGGGTATGCAAAATTTTTTCGTCTAATCTTTCGTTATGACACTCTGAAAAACTATTATGAAACAAACTTTGCTTTAATGCAACACCATAAGTATAGTTTGTCTGAATTGGAGGATATGATACCGTGGGAAAGAAATATCTATATCTCTCTATTAGTAGATTACTTGAAAAAAGAAAAAGAAAGACTTGAGCTACAACAACAAATGCAAAGGGCTAAGAGATAGATGGCTGATGTGTATGACCAAGTAGGTGGCTTTATAGCTGGCCAGATAAAAAGTTCTTTTAAAAGTGCCGTAAAAGGTTCTGTTAAAAGTTTATCTGGTGCTGCCAAAAGTATAACTGGCGGTTCAAAAACTCAACAAATGGGATCTGATAATAAACCAGTACCAGAAAAATCTGGTAATAAGTTGGGTGGCGTAGATTCTACTTTGATGAATATAAATCAAAGTTTACAATCAATCTTATCAAGTTCATCAGTATTACCAACAATTTCTAAAGAAATAGGTCTGATTTCAAAAAATGTTGATAAAATACCAAAAATTATAAAGAAAAGTAGAGCTGAAGATTTTTTCTATAAACAAAAACAAAAAGAAAACTTTGAAGAATTGTTTAGAAGAGTGTTCAAAGTTGAACAAAAATCAGGTATGAAAACCGGTAGTTCAGCTTCAAAAGGTCTTGGTTTGGCAGGAGGCGCTGGAGGTATAGGACAAACATTAGCAACTATATTAGGTTTCGAGTTTGCAAAGGCAATTGCTAGACGTATTAAAAAGGCACTTAAACAGGTTTTTTCAAAAACTGGAGAATTATTTAAAAAAATAAAAAAAGGGATAACAAGAGCTATATTTGGTGGTGGTGGAAGGGTATTAGCTACCGTGGCTTCAAGAATAATGGCTGGTGGAGCTCTAGTAGCAGTTGCTGGCCCATATGCTTTAATTGTTTTTGCTATTGCCGCTGTGCTTAAAGGAATTTATGATGGTATTATGGGCGCCAATGAAGGTGAAGTATTTAGCTTCACAAACGCTTTTCAAGGACTTGTTGAATTTTTAACTATAGGTCTTATACCAGATGATTTTGCTGAGGGATTATTTAATATCATAGGAAATGTATTTGATAAAATAAAATCTTTTCTCGGTAGTATGTTTTCAGGTAAACCTCCAAAAGAACCTGAAAAAAAATCTTCAGGTAGCAATAGTTACCAAGATGCAGCCCCAGTCACAAATGAGAAAACAAATGGGCCTAATCCTAATCAACTCAATATACCTGCAAATAAAGGTGATTCAATTAGTCCAGATAAGGTTAGTCAGGGACCAATAATAGATAAAGGCCCATCTGGTGGAAAAGTTCCTATGTTACCTGAAATAACGGTTACAAAAGCTGGTCCAAATGATGGTTTTGACCCTAAAAACATGATGAAAACTTCTACTGCACCAGCACAAGCATCTTCACAAGGTGATAGTATGCGAGCGGGTCTTGGTAACTTCATGAATAATACAGGTGCAAGTGATATGCTTGGTAATAATATTATGCCAATGATGGGTAAACTAAAAGGTGGTGGTGATTCTATAAATGCAGGTGGCATGGCCAAAAAAGGTTTTAGTAGTATGTTTGGTAGCATGGGTCAAGATATGGGTGTAGATGCTGGCGCTGTTACTGGTGATTTAAAAGGTGGGATTCAAAGTATTAAAAGTGCGAAAGGTGAAGATAAACAAGCTGCCTTAATGGGTGCATTAGGTAATTTAGCAAATAACCCTGCAATAAAAAACTTTAAAGGAAAAGAATCAACAGAAGAATCAAGAGCTGAAAATAGAAAGAATGTATCAGGCGGTCTTGATAGTTTAATCGGTGGTACTATGAGTGGCATGGGTATTGATACGAAAGCTCTACAAGAACAATATGGTAATGAACCAATGGCACCTGGTTCTGGTGGTAGTTCACCATCTATCTATGATAGTGGTACAAAGAAAGCACCATCAGGCGCTGCTATGTCAGAGAGTTCTAATTATGTATCAGAAGGTCAAAGAATGGAATCAGCACCTAAAGGTGGAGGTATTCAAGTAGAAAGTCAAACAAATAATAATAGTAGTAAAGGAAAAACGGGTGGTAGTAAAAAAGCACCACCAGTTATAAATCAAGATTTATTTAAACAAATCAATATACCTGGAGGCTTTGCAATCTAAATGGCTGATGTATATGATCAAGTGGGTGGCTTTGTAGCCGGCCAGATAAAAAGTTCCTTCAAGGGTGCAATAAAAGGTGCTAAAAGTGCGATAACTGGTAAATCCAGTCCTAGTGATGAATCAAAAAGTGGTGATGGCACAATAGCTGAGCGAATTAAAAAAACAGATGAGTTGAGTAAAAAAACTGTTGAAAGAGTGAAAAAAACACAAAGTTTTGCCTCAAGTATGCAAACTAATTTTAGATCAATTTTAGGTATCAATATGAACATTAACTCAATATCTGATAGTGTCACTCAAATAGTTCGGTTAATGGGTGGCTCGCCTGTAACTGGGCCTGGAATTAT